TAAAACTTACCTTGGACATATTCATAACTTTAAACAAAATGGATTGGTTACAATTCTTGGCACTCCGTACAGCACAAACTATGGTGAAGCAGGAGCCCAAGGATATTATCTTGTCCTTCATGAAGAAGTCCTCGGACCTGTCAGGGAAGAATTCAAAGAAATACGATTCGGACCCAGACATGTGGTAACTTCTTTAGAGGATGCTAATGATCGTGCTAAGGAATTAAGTGACGCTAGTTGGTATACTATGTTACGGGTAGCATTACGATCAGATGAGTCTGCCTCTGAGTTATGTGAGAACTTGCGTGTAGAGGAGTTGGATATTAAAGTAGCCCCTGCGTTTGGAGATGATGATGAGATATCTAAGTATAAACCTAATAGAGATTTGTTTACGATTAACGAGCAAATCATTACAGATTATGTCGAGAATTGCGATGTATCTCCTACCCTAACTAAAGAAAATTTAATGGAAGGATACTCCCTGCTCAAGAAAGGAGAACCACTACCCGATGAAGATTAGAGATATAACAATACAAAACTTCCTATCCATTAAGAAAGCCCGTATAAACTTGAAGAAGTTTGATGGGTTAACCATTATTAAGGGGAAGAACTTAGATACTGGTGGAAGTAATGGGTCAGGTAAAAGCTCCATTGTGGAAGCTATTTACTTTGTACTAACAGGTAAGACTCTTCGTAAAAGTACTGAAGCTTCTCTTGTTAACACCCAGGCAGGTAAAGGTCTTGTGGTTAGCTGTAACATCTCGCTTGATAACACTAAGATCTTAAGCATTGAAAGGTGTAAGAAGCCAACTAAGATGAAGCTTACCTTAGATGGGGAGGATATTACAGCTAAACACGCTAATGATTCCCAAGCTATCATTGATGAGTTGCTTGGTACAAACTATAAGGTTCTCTTAGCCTCTATGTTCTTTGGTCAATCTAATGATGTAAATTTCTTGGACTGTACCCCTGCTGTTAAGAGAGACATTATCAGAAACTTCCTTAACCTAGATGATATATTTGATATGCGTGAGCATATTAGAGAGTACAAGTCTGAGTACTCACAGAGGATTAAGGTAGCAGACGCACTTATAGGTATATGTAAGTTCGACATAGAAGATTTAGATAAGAAGATAGCTAAAGTTCAGACAGATATTAATATAGATCTGGAGGAGCTAGAGAAGGAATGGTATGTATACAATAGAAATGTTCGCTTATGGGAGGAGTTGGACAGAGAAAAAGAGTCTTTACAAGGTGCGATATCTAATTACGAAAAGAGGATGGAGGACAATCACCCTAAGTGCATTACCTGTGGACAGGATATACCAAAAGATGATTTTGTAGATAAAATGGCAGAAAAACAGTTTGAGTTAGATGTAGTTTATGCTAGAATGGATATAGTAGATCTTCCTGTTAAGCCTAAGTACACCGTAGGTTACGCTAGACTGGCTCAGGGCAATGCTGAGGTGTTAGATGGTTTAAGGAAGGAGAAGGAAGAGAAGATTAAGGAGTTAGAGGACAAGAAAGCTATTTCCCACACAGGATCCCAGGTAATGCGGTTTTGGGAGAGGGCATTATCAGAGAAAGGAATTATTAAGTATATTATTCGTAATGTTTTAGATTATTTTAATGACCGCACCAACTACTACCTGTCATACCTAACAGACCCTAACTTTTATTTAGAATTTGATGAGGAATTATCCGAGTTCATAAAAGTTGGAGACCAAGAAATATACTATATATCATTGTCTGGGGGCGAAAAGAGAAAACTAAACCTTGCCATCATGATGGCTCTTAAAGACCTTTTACTACTCACAGACACAAACCACTCAAATCTGTTGTTTTTTGATGAAGTAGCTGAGAATATAGATGAGGATGGTATCCAAGGACTCTATAATCTATTGCTGGAGTTGAAGAAAACAAGACAAATATTCGTTATCACACACAACAAACACCTGAAGACATTATTAGACTCGTCTAAGCGTTTAACGGTGGAGAAAAAGAAAGGTATATCTAAAATATGGCACAAGTAAAATTATCCGAACTGGGACAAGAGATCTTTGATACGAGATACGCATACCCAGGAGAAACTAAGTGGGCTGAGAGAGCTAAGGTTATTGCTAGGTCTGTAGCTACTGCTGAGAAGGATGCGGATAAGGAGAAGGTAGAGAAACTATTTTATGATATCGTTGGTAGTGGTGACTTCATTCCTGGTGGTAGAATTATCTACGGTGCAGGAAGAAAAGGTGGAAGTTATAATATGCTCAACTGCTATGTCATCGTACCTGAAGATACTGTAGCAAGTATAGGTAAGACCGTAGCAGATATGTATCAGATCTCTTGTGCAGGAGGAGGCATTGGATTTAATGTATCTAAGATTAGACCTAAGGGTGATGACATTGGTAATGTTGCTAATTCTGCTCCTGGATCTGTCTCTGTACTTAAAATGATCAATGAGATAGGTCATCATGTTAGGGCAGGTAAGAACCGTCGAACTGCTCTCATGGGTATACTTAATGTAACACATCCAGATTTAATGGATTTTCTTCATGTAAAGCTGGACAAAGGTGAGCTAAATAACTTTAACATTTCAGTTGCTATCACTAATAGGTTTATGGAAGCGGTAGAGTTGGATGAGGACTGGTACTTTTCCTTTAACAATAAGAAGTACCACCCTTATGTGTTAGCCAGAGAGAACGAAGAACAACCAGAAGTGTATGAAGAGATTAGGATCACGGGTCTTGATAAAAAAGATGCTATAGCCAGAGCTAAGAACTTTTACCAGAAACATTGGAAGGATGAGTTTAAATATGTGGGAGAAGGACAAATCAAAGCAAGGGATATTTGGAAGACTATTTGGGAAAATGCTGTCGAGTCTGGAGACCCTGGTGTTTACAATATTGATCTTGCCAATAGCTTCACTAATGTCTCTTATTTTGAATCCCTCGATTCCACCAATCCATGCGGAGAGATATCTTTACCAAGCTATGGTAATTGCTGCCTTGGCAATGTTAACTTATCTAATATGGTCCTCGATGATAGCTCTGATGTAGACTGGAAACGGTTAGCAAAATCTGTTAGGGGTGGCATTAGGTTCCTAGATAATGTACTGTCTATTAACAAGTTTCCTGTTAGTGATTGTAAAGAGGTAGCAGATAGGTCTAGAAGAGTTGGTCTGGGTGTTACTGGCTTACATTATATGCTTATTAAGTTAGGTATTACTTATGGAAGTGAGAAGTGCTTGGAGTTCCTAGAAAGATTGTTCGCTACCATTAGAGATGAGGCGTATAAGCAGTCGGTATACCTGTCAAGAGATAAGGCTCCTTTTGCTGCCTTCGATAGAGAACAATACTTAAATGAAGAATTTGCTAGAACATTGCCAGCGAGGATTAGGATGCTTATTAAACGGTACGGAATTCGTAATGCTGTCATGCTTACTATCCCTCCTTGTGGGACTATATCTATGCTCATGGGTGTTAGCAGTGGGATTGAGCCTATTTTTTCAGCTATGTACCTTCGTAGGTATAGACAAGGTAGTGTCTGGAAAGAAAAACTAGTGGTTGATCCTCTTTTCGAGCAGTACCATAATGAAGGTAAGGATATCTCTAAATTTATTGGAGCTTATGATATTGGGAGTGGTGATCATTTAGCAGTTCAAGCTACTATCCAGAGATACATTGATTCCTGCATCAGTAAAACTATTAATTTGCCTAGCACAATGGAGGCCAAAGAGGTGATGGATACAGCGTTTGTCTATATGCCTTATTTGAAGGGCATGACGATCTACAGGGCAGCCTCTAAGGAGAATGAACCCCTTGTAGCGATACCGAACACCCCTGAGAATATCTCTCGTTATATGGGCTTACAGGACGAGGTAGGGGTAGGTGTTGGAGAGGCTTGCAACTTGGCTGGAGGTGCTTGCGGTGCCTGATTACGAATTTATATGTCATCCCTGCAAGTTACTATGGGAGAAGGAATATTCAATGAAGACTGTTCCCTGGAGGAGCAGATGCCCTGAGTGTACTAAACTTTCTCATCAAAACTGGAGTAACAAACAAACTGCTGTTCATTTTATAGGTGAGTGCCACACTAACAAGAGATTAGCAGAAAAAACTTTTACCAACCAATCTGATCTAAAAAAACTTGGGGAAGCTATGATCAAAAAAACTAAAGAATCCGTAGAAGATTCTAAAACTCATGAGTTCTATAGTAGGTATGTTCCAAATGAGAACTTTCAGAAGGTTTATGGGGGTAGAAAAATAGAAAGCAAAGAAATAGAAGAAAGAAATAAACGGGCTGCTAGTATAGCCAACACAGTGAATAAGCTAGGTTCACACCACATTAAAGACGGCAAACACATAGAACGACGAAACGAACCAAAAAAAGACTAATGGCTTACGACTTCAGCGAAAATGTACAACGGGGTATCCTGTACCTTGCCAAGTACAATAAAGACTTTTTCTCTCAAATTACTCCTCTGGTTAAGCCAGAGTACTTTGAGTTCCCTATTCACGCAAATATCTACAATTCTATTGTAGACTTTCATGCTAAGTACCAGAAAATACCGTGTGATGATTTCATCCTAGAGGTATGTAAGAAGAGGAAAAGCAGCAGAGAGAATACTTCGGACTACACAGATGAACTTACACTTATTAATAGGCTTGATACCTCTTCTATTGGTAACGAAGAGTTTTTCTTGGACGAGATTGAAAACTTTGCTCGTAAGGAGGCGATGAAGGATGCTATTACCCAGTCTATTGGGTACATCCAGAACGATAACTACGAGCAAGTAGAAGAGGCAGTTAGGGCTGCTCTTACAGTTAATAGGAATGTTGATCTAGGTCAGAACTACTTCGATTCTATTACTGCCCGTTGGGTGAGGATGCTTGATCGTAATAATGAAGATCGTTACCGTACTATCCTGCCTACTCTTAATAGAGAGCTTGAGGGTGGACTGTCTGCTAAGGAATTAGCTATGGTTGTTGCTCCTCCTGGGGTTGGTAAATCTGTTTTCTTGGTCAACCAGGGAGTACACTCTTTGATGGAGGGGCGTAAAGTTTTATATGTATCTCTTGAAATGAGTGAGGACAAGATTGCTCAGAGGTTTGATTCAGTTATGACCCTGATTAACCAGAGGAATCTCCCTACTAAGCAGCAGGTTCTTATGGAGAGGCTAGATGTCTTTAAAGATAAATTCCCTGGAGGCAACCTTATTATAAAAGAGTTCCCTACTGGTGTTGCTACTGTCTCTACTATTAGATCTCTTCTTTCTCAGCTACAAAATTTTGAGGGCTTCATTCCTGACCTTCTTATTGTGGATTACCTGGAGCTTCTAGGCTGCAATAGAGAGGGTCCAGAATACCAAGTCCAAGAGATGCTTGCGCGTGAGCTTAGAGGGCTTGCTGTGGAGCATAAGATGCTTGTATGGACTGCGACCCAAACCAACAGGCAAGGTGCCAGAGTTAATATTATTACTGACGCAGAACTGGGTGATTCCTATGGAAAGTTTAGAACTGTAGACTACGCAGTATCCCTTAATCAGTCGGAAGAAGAGTTTGATGAGGATAGAATGCGGTGTTATGTAATGAAATCCAGAAATGGTAAAACTAGATTTGTAACTGGTGTTTCAATCGACTATAATACTTTAAGTATGTCGGAACTTACAACCAACGATTATAGCAATGACGAAAGCAACTGACCTTTTATTAGCCTACGAAAATCTAGACTGGGAGCTTTATGTGGACCTCTCAGATGATTTAGCTGCGATTAACCCTAGAAATATTGATGGGGAGTTGCTGAAACAAGCAAACCAATTTGCATACTATGCTGGGCTGTCTGAATACGCAAAAAAAGATTGTTCAATTCTCAAGATAAGACTTGAGAGTTGTCAAGCTAGTGCTAGAATAAGGGGACAATCAGAGTGTGAAGCTAAAGGGGTTCGCCCAACAGTAGTGGTCCTTGATAGCTATGTACATTCTGATGAATCATGTAACGAAATAACTTTAAATTTAGCGGAGGCTGAATCAAAACAGGGACTTCTTAAGAGTCTAATGCAAGCCCTTTCGCACAAAAAGGATATGCTTGTTCAACTAAGTGCAAACCAACGCGACGAAAAAAAGATTTATTCTTAAATAACTACTAACTAATTAACGGAGAAAACTAATGACAATGGACTTTGATAAGATTCGTGAACAATACGCCAAGATGGAAGGCGGTAAAAAATCTTCTGGATCAGGAGACTTCATCAACAAATTCTACGCTATCCCTGAGGGTAATAGCGTTATTCGTGTCCTCCCGTCTAACGACGAGGACAAACTGTTTTATGCGGAGACTGCTATCCACCGTGTTCCGACTGGC